ATTTACTACTGATATGAAACCAATTAGAAGTCAAGTTCAAATTACAGCAAACCTTATGGCTTCTGTTGGATTGGCGGAGGGCGCGTAATGACTGTTCTAAGAAATTCAAGATATAACGATTCATACATTTATTACATCTCTGTCGTAGAGGACGGAAACATAACTTCAGTAGTAACCTATGATTTTGGCGAGATTGGTACTTTAAACTGGTCAGATTATGTTTGGAAAGACGGAGATAGATTAGACAATATTGCCCAAAGTAATTACAGAAGCCCTTACTCTTGGTGGATTATTGCTGAAGCAAACCCAGAAATTGAAGATGTTTTAAACATCACTCCAGGAAAAGTTATTAGGATACCTCGCCGTGCTTAAATTTATTAGTATTAAATTTAACGGGATTGACGAGGCGCCTTCTAGACTTAGCTCTTTTCGCCTTGTTCAAGAAAAGTATAAGCATGAAATTGCTTATCTTACTTTTAACGAGTGGGAGCCCGTTTTTGACTTAATAAAACCAGGAATTCCTGTAGATGTTGTGTATCAAGAACCAAAAAGTGAACGAACATTTTATGGGTATGTTCACCACATTGAACCGGTAAAAACCCCTGGAGCTAATCACGTAAAAGTAGTTTTAATTGGCGCGTCGTACGTCTTAAAACAAGCCTCTCAAAAAATATATAAAAATATGACGGCTTCTGCTGTAGTTAAAGAAATTGCTGAAAAAAACGAGTTTTCTTACTCAGTTGTTGACCACCCTAGAGTGTATCCACAGATTGCTCAAGCAGGGGTTAGTGACTGGTTGTTAATGGTTCGTTTAGCTAAACAATGTGGTTACTCTTTACGTACTGAAAATACTTCAATTTATTTTGAGCCGTTAGACGAAGATTTTACAACCTATAAAGCTCAAGCAGATATCTTTGAAATGCGTAACGCTAACGACCCTGAAGGAAGCACGTTGTACTCATTTAACCCAATTATTGGAGAAACTTTACACTGGGAAGAAGGCGCTAAGTCTGCAACAGCTATTTCTGGAATTGATTTAACTACAGGAGCCAACACAAACTTTGCAATAACTAAACAAACTAGAGACATAACTTTTCGACAAAACAGAACTGAAGAATTTTTTGATAGATTTAATACTGATGTTGTAGCTTTAGACTACAATTCAGCTAATTATGAGGCTGAATCTGTAGACCTTATGGCTACGTTTCCATACCGAGCAACAGCTCAAGTTTTAGGAAACGCCTCTTTACGCCCAGGAATGCCTATTTATTTGTCTGGTATTGGGGAATCCTACGAGGGATACTGGATAATTTTAGAGGCTGAGCATTTAATTGAAAACTTACGATACACAACTAAACTTATACTTGGCCTTGACTCTTTAGGAAAAGGAAACCGTTGGAAAGATGGAACCAGTTTATTATCGCGCCCAACCCCAGAAGTTCGTAAAATTATTATTGGTCAAAGCCAAGACAAGTTAAAGGGGTTTACAGGGTTATCTGTGGCTAACCTAGGTAAGCTGTCCTCATCTCCAAGGTCTATTTCTAAAACATTAAATCGAAAACCTTTAACATCTGAAGAGACAACCATTGTAAAATGGGTTGCTAGAGGTAACCGGGATTTACGACGTGTAGAAGCAGGCTCAACTCGGTCAGCTGCTGCAAGTGAAAGGTTAGGTGCTTTAGGTGTCCTCTGAAGACTACGACCGACGTTTTTACGGCATTTACCCTGGAAAATGTGTTGATATTAGCGACCCAGAGCGCAGAGCTCGCATTAAAATAACTGTTCCTCAAATTACTGGAGAGGCTGTATCTAATTGGGCTTTGCCTTGTAGGGCTCCAGAAACCTCAAATGGAACACCTATACGCCCTCACAACACGGGAATTGCCCTAACGCGTACGCCAACAGTCCCTGCTTTAGAATCTGTTGTTTGGGTAATGTTTGTAGGCGGAGACCCTAATTTTCCAGTCTGGATGGGAGTACTGTAATGGCAGAATCAGCGATAGTTTGGCCGTTTAAATTTAACGCCACAGGGCTTGTTGAGCATACCTCCGACCAAAGAAAAATATGGAGAGACCGAATTATTTTGGTAATACTCACCAGCTTAGGGGAGCGGGTAATGCTTCCTAACTATGGAACCCTTGTCCCAAAAGCAGTTTTTGAAAATGAACAGTCGGCACTAGAAATGTGTAGAACGACTATATCTGAGGCGTTTTCAAAATGGTTCCCTACATTGATGTTTAATGACTTGACCGCAGTTTTAGACAACAACACCGGGCATTTTGACCTAGAAATTTACTACGCTGACGTTACTGGGGTCCAAGATTCCGTTAGAATAAGAACTGCAACTTTCACCCGATTTGGCGATATTATTAACGAGGTAACCCGTGGCTGACCAAAACTTTGTACCGCAGGTGGATTACACCTCACGAGATTTCTTGTCTATCCGCGATGACTTATACCTACTAGTACCTACTTACGCTCCTCAATGGAAAAGCTTTAAAGACGCTACAGATTTTGGTAACGCTTTAATCCAACTTCAAGCTTATCTGGGAGACTTGCAGTCATACTATATTGACCGAAGCGCAAACGAAGCGTTTATCTCAACTGCTACAAAACGCTCTAGTATTTTGCGCCAGGCTGCTCTTTTAGATTATCAACCTACTCAAAGTAGCCCTGCGTATGTAGAGCTTACATTTAGTAACTCTTCTGCTGCACCTATTAATGTTCCAGCACTAACAAAGGTTAGCGCTTCAGAAGTTACTTTTGAAACAGACAGCTCAATTACAGTTCCAGCTTCTACAACAAGCTCCTCAATTTCAAACTTAGCTATTTCTAGCGGCACTGTAACCGTAACCACTTCAGCAGCTCACATTTTTTACGTGGGGCAGTCTGTTACTTTTACAAGTACTGTTTCACCATTTGCGGCCGTAACCGGAACTGCAACAGTTTTAACTGTGCCTAGCGCAACTACTTTAACGGTTTTAATTGGCTCATCAACCGTTGCTAGTGCAGCAACTACAGGAACTATTACGGGTCTTGGTGGAGCTACCCTTGGACAAACAAAGGTATTTGCAACTCAAGGAGTTACAATTACTGACGAAGTTGTTACTTATAGCTCTACTGGAGAAGCTAATCAAGTTTATCAACTAAAAAATTACCCTATAATTGAGTCAACAGTTGCTGTAACAGTTGACTATGTTGCGTATGAACGGACTCAATATCTTATTGATTTTCCAGGAAGCGCCCCCGCGTTTACAGTGTTTACGGATGCTGATGACGTATCTTTTATTCAATTTGGTGATAATATCGGTGGAAAAATACCTCCTTTAGGAAAAGTTATTAGAGCCACCTATAGGGTGGGCGGCGGCGACGAAGGTAACGTTTCTGCCGGTGCCCTTACGGAGATACTAAACATAAACGAATCTGGTCTTAGCGTTACAAACTCAGCAGCTGCAGGTGGCGGAGCAAGCGCTGAAACAACAGACTCTATTAAAGTTAACGCTCCTATTAGCCTTAAATCATTAAACAGAGCAGTTTCTTTAAATGATTACTCTTCGTTAGCTTTACAAGTTTCTGGAATTGCAAAAGCAAACTCAAAAGCTGAGACCTATAGCAGCGTAGTTTTGTACATGGCTCTATTTGGAAACCGGGGCGTTGAAGCAGACAATGTAACTCCTACTTATACTTTTAACGTAATTAAGAAAATTGTTGCAACATATCTGCAAGGTAAAGCTCCAGCAAACACCTCACTAACGATTGCTCCACCTTCCTATGTCCCTGTTGATATTACTTTAGATGTAACAATTTTGCCGCAATATCGTCAACTTAACGTTAAAAGCGCGGTTTTGTCAGCTTTTGCACAAATTTTAGCGTTTGATAACGTGTTGTTTTCAGACCGTATAAGTTTGCAATATTTAATGAGAATTATTGCAAATGTACCTGGGGTTGACTACTCACAGTTTAATGTTCTTTGTCGACGTGACGCACAACAATTTTCTTCAATTACAAACAAGGCTTTAACCTCAAATGTTGCTACGCTTACAACTTCCGCAGCTCATGGGCTATCGGTTGGTAAAACAGTCAGCATTACAAACGTAGATACAACGTTTAATGGCACTTATGTTGTTTTAAGCGTTCCAACTACAACTACCTTTACCTATGCTAAAACGGCAACGGATGTTGTTTCTGCAGCCGTTACTTCTTCATGGACTATTACAAAAAAAGCATTAAGCGGTGAAGTTGCAACAATTACTACCTCTACTAACCACGGGTTCCAGGCTGAAAACTACGTAACTGTTTCTGGGTTGGACGATAATTTTAACGGAACTTATCAAATATTAGACACTACCCCAACCACTTTTACGTATACACGTCGTGGAAATACTGTAGTGGAAGAAGTAGCGGCTACAGGTACCGCACGCCTAGTTGGAATGCAGGTTTTTTCTGTTGCAGACGTTGTATGCGGGATAAATGAAATACCAGAAGAAGGAACAATTACAATCAACGCCTCTGGCGGAATCACGAGCTAAGGAAAAAACATGACAGCAACCTATCCGGCCAGTATCGCTTCTTACTCTACAAAAGTAAACGTTGTAGACGTTATTGATGCGTCTCACCCAAACCTTTTGCAAGATGAGGTTATTGCTATTGAAAGTATTTTGGGCATAAACCCAAATATTTCAACAACACCCTCTTCTGGTGGAACGTTTAACGCTACTTCTAACCCGTTTTTAACTGTGTCTGCTCGATTGGCAAACATTGAAACTGGCATTGTTTCTGACACTCACACTCAATACATTAAAAAAGCTGGTGATACAGGAAATATTATTACTGCTGGAGCAGCAACTACTAAGCCCCTTATCCTAAAAGGAGCAGCGTCTCAATCAGCTAACTTACTTGAGTGGCAGAACGCCTCAGGAACAGTGCTTTCTTATATTGACAATTTAGGTAACTTTTCTGGCGGTGTTACTCTACAAGATTTAACTATTTCAAACAAGACAGCAAATTACACTCTTGCACTTTCTGATAAAAATGCAATGATTGTTGTAGATAGTGCATCGGCAGTAACTATTACTGTTCCAGATAACTCATCAGTAGCGTTTCCACAAGGAGCACAACTGCATATTCTTCGCAAGGGGGCTGGAACGGTTCAAGTTGTAGCCGCTGGCTCTGCTTCTGTGGTTGGGGCACCTGGATTATTCCTACGTGCTACAAACTCAGCTGCAACACTTATTAAGTTAAACGCCTCACAGTCATTTGTACTAGTTGGAGATTTGAGCACTAGCTAATGGCGTCTATTTCTGGAGTTGTTTCTTCTTCAAGCAGGGAAGTTCCTTACGGTCCTGCTTCCGTATCTCTTGCTGATTACGGCATTGGGCGGGCGTACAACAACGCCCGTGTAGACGTAACTTTTCCTACACCCGTGCATGACGGAGGGCTTCCAATAACGGGGTACACAGCATCGGGCTATTGCACCACACACCAAGTAACTCATACAGCTACGGGCGCGGGTTCTCCTTTAACCATAACAG